AGGTCAGTATAATCCTGCTCTTGGGCAATATGGTACAGCAAAAGCTCCTGAAGCCGCCTCAGCTAGATTCATAAATACTTCTGCAGGAGGTAAATTTACAGATACAAATAAAGATGGCATAGATGATAAACTACAACCTAGCATAAATAAAGGTATAGCTTCCCCAGTTTCCACTGGAGCAATTACACCTGCTGCTCTTAACCTCGGTCCTACAACTAACCCAAATACAGTTGTTGGTGCTGGTAATGTAGGTTCTTATGTTGCTAAACAATCAGGCGTTCCTGGAAGTGGGGAAGATACTACTCCCCCTGTTGTAGAAACTCCGCAAGCTCCCTTAGTCAGAAGACCAGTTCAACAAGAAGAAAATAATGATAACCCAGTAGAAACAGAACAAGAAAAAGCTGCTAGAGCTTTAGCTAACGACAAAATTAATAAAGCTAAAGAATTAGGATATACTTACAGCCCAATGAAACAAATTGCTATGGCATTATTGCCACTAGGATTTTTAGGTGCAAATCAAAAAGTTGGAACAGTTACTTTAGCTGGTAATGTCGTCGGTAATGACGGAAGAGAGTACGACCCGTTAACTGGTAAAGTAGCATCTAGTGGAAGTATGCTTACAGATATCTCTAATAAACTACAAGGTAAAGACATAAGTAACATAGGACCTGGAGGAGAAATAGTACCTGATACAAAAGACCCTATAGGATTTACTCCTATGACAGCTGCTGGATTAACTCAATATACTATTGAAGAAATGAGAGCCGCAATCGGAGAACAAGAGTTAATAAGTGGAGTCAACACAGAGTTGGCTAATTTACAAAAAGAAAATACTAAATCATTAGTTTCTCCTGAAGCCCCTTCCTTAAAAGTAAATAGCATGGAAGAACTTATGCAAAAGATTGCTAGTGGTGCGGTTTCACTTGATACTAATTTTCAAGCACAAAGAGATGGTGCATCTGCTGGTCCTTTAACACAAGAAATAAAAACTACTGGAGATATGT